GTGATGCCGGTGGCCTTCGACATGCGATTGGCCATTTCGACAAACTGGTCACTGGTTTTCTTGGAGGAGTAGCCGGTCGCCATCAGCACACCGCGGACCTTGCGCGTCGCGATCTCCAAGTTCCAGAACGAGCGCACCGAGTCGGAACTGAAGGCGATGGCCTTCTGGCTAACCGCCAGGAACACCGCGTGAGTAGCTGTAGCGAAGTTTGACAGGCCGGACGACGCCATGACAAGCCCGGCATTCCACCGCGACAGGTCAACGCCCAGGTATGCTTTGAGTGTGCCGAGGTCAGCCATTGGCGGGCTCCGGTGGTTTATCGGCCGTGCCAAAGGCGAAGTGCAATAGCGCCTTGAGTTCGCCGGGCGCGGCCTTGCGGATACGCGAGGTCGGGCGGTTGAACAGGAACTTGGTCAGCGGCGCCGGGCGTTTGGCGAACATGTTCGCGACCAGCGCCGTCAACTGCGCGAAGTAGTAGTCGAGCTTGTCGAGCCTTTGCATTTCCCACTGCTCGTACTCTGCCCAGGTTGCCATTTCGCGCACCGTAAGACGGTTCCTAAGTTCTTCAGCCGGCAGGAACTTCAGGCGGTCGGCGACCCTGTACAGAAACATCTCCTGTGGGTCGCCCGTCAACCGTTTCCCTGCGGCCCTGCTTCCTTGATGCAGTTGGCTACGGCCCATAACTCGTACAACTCGCGGAAGGCCGCGGCCGTCAGTTCTTGGACCAGGAACTCCGGGGTGAATGCCGGCTCCTTGGTATCGGGGTCGAGGAACAAGTCCTGTGCCACCTTCGCGAGCGCCAGCGTGTCATCGGTCACTACTGCGCTCAGTTCGGCCTTGCGCGCTTCCATTTCGGGGAAGGTGAGCAACCGCAGCCCCACTTTCTCGCCCTGGAAGTCAACGACCTTCATCCGACTCTGCTTGACCCGAATCTTGTCCTGTAGACTAGCCATTGTCTGTACTCCCTGGTTCCGGGGGCTGGCCAGCAGTTGCCTAGCCCCCGTCTTGTTGTGTGGGGACTATGCGGTGTAGAGGCAGCCGATGCGCACGGTGCCGGCGGCGGCACTGGCGATGGCGCCGGTGATGATGTTGGCGATGGTGCTGCCGGTGACGGGGTTGGTGAACCCGTTATCGAGGCTCCACTGGTACGCCTGGCCATTGGTCAGGTGAACGTGCGTGATCTCGGCCGACCCGCCGGTCACGATACTGACTTCAACGTCGCCGCCTTCGCACATCAGCGCCAGCATGGTTACGTTGGCGCCGACGACCGGGAACGCGGTCTCGGTGCAAACACTCAGGGTCACGTTCGTCAGATTGTCCGGCAGGTTGTCGCCGTAGCCGCCCGTGATGGTGATGGCGTCACCAGCTACCGTGGCCTGCACGGCGCGCCGGCTGCCGGCGGACGGCGTAGAGCCCGTCCACTGGATATTGATGAGCTTGCCCGTGACAACGCCGTGCCCGGTGGCGCCGGTGATGACGCCATCGGTGGCGTTGGTGCGCGTGGTCAACTGGCCGGTCTTAGCGGCGACGTAGGCTTCCTCGGCGCCCATCTGGCCGCTGTTGGTCTTACTGATAACGGAGTTGAAGTTGACTCCGCCTACCGTGATGGTCTCGGAGATTCGTCCCGTGACACTCATTGGCTCACTTCCTTTCTGCTCTGCCTACGCTTACGCGAAGACCGGGCCGGTTTCGGCGCTGGCACCATTGAGGTTAGTGATCGTGACTTCGATCTCAAACGCCAACTGCTCGGTCTGGTTGGCGTCCACGATCAACTCGACCTTGCCCATCTTCTTGGCCGTGCCCCAAAACGTCCAGGCGCCGCCGGCACTGGGGAACGTGACGGTCCAGACCTGGTTGGTGCTGGGGATGTTGCTGAACGCCTTCGTGGCGTCATACGGCAGCATGAAGGTGAGCGGATCCCACTTCTTCAGCTTGGACAGTTGCGACGTCGTGTGCGCCACGTTGGCGAGCGTGGTGCGGTTGATCTCGGACTTCTCCCAGCCGGGGAGGCCGATGGCGATGGGCGAGGCGGTAAGCCCCGCGGTCGTCAGCGTGGTTCCTTGCGCGTCAATGAGGTCTGCCATGTTGGCATTCTCCTATTAGGTGGTGCGTTTCAGTGCGAGGGTGATCGTCTTCTTGGCGACTATGCCGTCGCCGTCGTCAACGTCGCGGAAGGTGCCGTCAGCGCAGTTTTGCACGATACACGACTTCAGCGGATACGGCAGCGTGGCCTGCGGCCCGGTGCAGTTGAGGCGATTGCGCAGTGCTACGGCTACGGGCTCGGCCGCGAGGTCGGTAGGCGCGTAAACCTCGATCATCCACGACTCGCCTACCCAGCCGGCAACCGCGTTCAACTGCGTAGGCTGCGTGGACGATACCCGCGTGACCGTCAGGTAGGGTTCGGTGGCACCGGTAGGTGCCGGCCACGAATAGACGCGGGTGCCAACCAGCGCGGCGCACGTCACGTCAGCCTTGATCCAGGCTATGAGCGCCTGCTTCATGGGGTGCGCCCCTTTCGCCGGATCATGGGCAGGACCGACTTGATCCGCGCCTTGGCGGTGGCCGCCAGCGTTTCCTTGACCTGGCCGGCGGTGGCTTCCATGGCCCGCGAGAAGAACGGGTAAGGCGGGGCTGCGCGCGGGCCGCCGTGGCCTTTTTCGACCAGGTGCGCGTACTTGGTCGGCTTATTCCACTTCTGTTCGCCAAACTCGTCATAGTACTGGTAGTTCTCGTCCTTGCTGACGTACAGCATCCCGCGCACACCCTTGGCGTACTTGCCCCACTTCGGGCTGTAGACCATCTTGCGTATGGCTCGCTTCAGCGCGCCGGGCAGCGCCCAAAACTCGGGGTCTTTGCGCACGGGCGCGATGGCGATAGCCATAGCCAGCGGGTGGTTCATGGCCTGGTAGACGGCCGGCTTGGCAATGCGCTTGACCGTGGACAGCTTCAGCGCCCCCAGCGTATTGATAACACCGCTGGCGTCGAAGAAGCCCATGATCTGCGCCTTCGCCGCGCTCCGCACCCGTGCCGGATCGGTTCTAGGCATGGGCCGCCTCCTCAATCGCGTTGACGGTATCGAAAATGGCGCTGGTGGGGTCCGGGTTAACGCTGACGATCTGGAACACGCGCGTACCAAACAGCACCCGCATATCCGGCGTCACGCCAGCCAAGTGGCGCCACACCAGAACGTGTGTCAGCGTGGCCTTCTGCTGGCCGGCTTGCTCGATTTCCTTGCCGTAGGGGTTGCGAATCTCGCACCAGACGCTGGCATACGTCGCCCACGATTTCGCGGTCTCGCCATAGGCGTTCTGCGTGTTCGTGTACGTCTGGATCGTGACGTAGTTTCGCAGCTTCCCGGCTTGCATGGGTCAGTAGTACCATTGGTGTTCGGCCAGCAGCGCCTTGACGTGCAGCGGCATTTCGTGCAATGCCGCGCCCTCGACTACCGGCTCGCGGTTCTCGTACCAGTGGCTGGTGAGTTGCTTGATGGCCAATAGAATGCTTTCGGGCACGCTGGCGCCGGTAGCGCCATAGCCGACCTGCACGGCAATCTCGATGGCCTGGGGTTCGTCGTCGGTTGACGGCCAGCCGGCGTCCGGCTCAAGGATCACGGCGCACAGGTTGGCGTTGCCGACCCGCATCGTCGGCGTGGGCGTCAGCGTCTGCTGCGTGTGCGCGGCATCGCGATACTTGACGGTCATGAGCGCGATGGCCGGCGGGAACGGCAGGGAAAAGTTGCCGCCGGGGAATGCGTCCATGGTGATCGTGATGGTCTGCGTAATCAGCTTGCGCCGCAGGTAGTTTTCCACGTGCATCCGCGCCGCCTTCAGCAGGCTCGTAATGTACGTGTCTTCCGTGGTAGCCGTCACCCTGGCGTGACTGCGGAAGTCGGCGGCCGTCAGCGGCTCTGCCGCCGGCACACTGGTTACGGCGTGACCCCAGCCGTCTGGCAATCTGATAGCAGTTACCGCCATACGTCCTCCGGTGGCTGCCGGTCCTTCTGGTACTCCGACACGCCCTGTTGCAGTAGGTTGAAGTTGCGGTCTGGCCAGCGGATTACGGTCTCGATATGGCCGATGACGACACGGTTGGCCAGATGCAGCGTCATCCCATGCTTCTTCCACTGGCGCCAGAAGTAGATGTCATCGTCAACGCGGCCCTCGCCCCATTCGCCCTTGTCATTGGGCTGGCCCAGGAACCACGGGTGCGGCAGCTTCTTGAGCGAGGCCACGCGGATAGCGGTCAGGCCGAAGTGCGCCGTAGTCGCCGGGCACGTGTCTTCGTCAAAGTACTCGCGCGGGAACTCGCAGCGGTTCTTGCCATCCGGCCCCAGGAACGTGGCCAGCGGCGTCTTCCAGCCGCGGGCTACCTGGATCGAAGCCAGCGCGTCAATCTCGGGCCAGCCCTTCATCAGCCAGACCAACTCCGCTACGTCACTGGCGTCGAAAACCGAGTCGTAGTCAATCGTGATGATGATGTCGGCGTTGTTCTCCATTGAGATACCCATGCCGCGCTCCAGGCACTGGCCCCAGAAGGCGCCCGTCTGCCGGCGGATGATCACGTCATTGGGGATCAGCGCCTCGAAGCAGCAGACGAAGTTGTCCATGAAGCCCAGGCGTGGCACCGAAATATCGGCCTCAACCTTCCACTTGCGCTCCTGGTCGGCGGTGGCCTTGCGCGCCTGTAGGTTCAACGAGATCGGCAGCGCCGCACAGTCGCCTTCCGAAGTCCACTGTTCGATGCGGTACATGCCCAGGTGCCGGAACAGCGCCCGCAGCTTATCCCTGTCCCAGATGGTCTTGTGGTAGTCGAGTGCGTCGGTTTGACCGCCCATGAGCCACGGCTCAACCGGCAGCGGCCCCTTGCGCGACGTGTCGAGGTACAGTTCCGCGATGCGCTTGGCGTCAGGCACGGCGATACGCAGCAGCCCGCCGGGCTTCAACACGCGCAACCATTCCTTGACGACCTTGACTACTTCGGCATTGGCGAAGTGTTCGAGCAGGTGACTGGCGCGCACTTCGTCGGCGCAGCCGTCCGGGTATTCGGTCAACGGATAGACACTGCGGCCGTTCTTGGCGTCCAGGTTCTCGTAGCCAGCGAGATCCTTGGCGCCCGAGCCGAGGTTAAGACGTACTCCCATGTACGGACTCCCTCTTTCGGTTGCGTGGTTGTTGAGAAAGGTGGGACCGGTTCAGTACCGGCCCCACCCCAACAGAGGAGGAGAGGAGGCGTTAGCCGGTGATGAGTTGCAAGCAGCCCTGCTTGGCCGCCGTGTCGAGGCCGGACTGCGCGCGGTAGAGTTCCGCCACGCACTGGACCGTCAACTGGGTCGTCGCCTGGGAGGCGTTCGGCGTCCAGGACAGCTTGAGCCAGCGCTTGCGTCCGCGCAGGTCAACATCGAACCGGTAGCAGTTGGTGTTGGTCACGACCGTCGCCGCCGGCTCGCCGGTGAAGCCACCGGTACCGCCGTCAACGAACGCCGCGATGTCGGTATACGCCGTCGAGCTGTCGCCCTCGCCGAGCTTCAGCGTGGCGGGGCCGTCAGCGGTTGCGGCCGCGGCGACGCCGCCGTGCCACAGGTTGATGACGGCGCGGCTGAAGCCGACCGTATCGAACTGCGCGGTCAGGGTGGAGTTGCTGCTGCCCGTGGTCGCGTCGAAACCGACCACCAGTTTGCTTTCGAGCTTGAGCATCTTTCGTGTTCCTTTGGTTTGTGGAGGTTGGTTGGCGTTGCTGTAGGGTTGGTATGGTACAGGCCGGGCGCCGCGGTTAGGCAGCGCCCGGCCCGTCATTCATCAGGTCAAGAGGCGCAAGCCGAGCACGGGTCCGGCGGTGCCGGCCGCGACGTTGGCTTCGTGCGAAACCACGTCGAACCGGATCGTGCCGCGGATGGCCAACTGATCCATCTCGAAGTAGCGGTCCACGCTCGTAGCGATGGAGATACCGCGGCGGTCGCCAAACGACATGGCGCCACGGAAGTTCCCGAACAGGACGGGAATCTTGCCGTTGGCCGCGGTCGCGGCGGTCGCCGGGCAGTACATCTTCTCCGAGGTCATGATGGGGTAGCCGCCGTAGCTGGTCGGCATCTGCCCGGCCAGGTTGGTGACGGTGTTGCCGCTCGCAGCCTTCAGCAGCCGGTCGAACACCGCCGCCTTGAAGAACGGGTTGCAGAGCCACATCAGGCCCTGGCGCCACTTGTCCGGCACCTTGCCGTGCAGGTTGGCGAGATCGGCCTCGTCAACTTCGGCCAGGGTGTCGTGGCCCGTCGCGGCCTGCGGGTAGCAGCCCGTGAAGTGCCCTTGCTCCAGGCGGTACCACAGGCCACGGCAACCGTGATAGGTCGCAGTGCCGTCACCGTTGAGCCCGCAGTCGTCCTCAGCACCGGCCAGCGCGACGCCGATCTCGGCGGCGAGGTCGTCGCCCATGCTGATGATGGCGTCCTCGTTGATCTCGGACGAGTACTTCACCAGGGCCGCCCACTTGCGGGCGATCAGCTCGACGTTGCTCCACGTCTTCTCGCTCTCGGTGATGCTGCCGGCTTCGCCGACCGCATACGCCGTGAGCCCGCCGGTGCGGATTGGGACGGACAGCACGTCACTGGTCATCGGGTGCATACGCGCGATCTTGCGCACGGCACCGTACTGTTCCATGACGTTGATGATGGCCGTTTCCAACTGCGACGGCACCAGGTAGCCGCCCTTGGTGTTGATGTTCGTGACCTGGCCGCGCGTCTCGTAGTCGCGGTCGAACCGCAACCCGCGCTGCTGGCAGAACGCCTTGGCGCGCTCGTTGCCATGGATCACGGCCAGCAGCCACTGGCCGGACTCATAGGCTGCCTCGTTCGCGGCGACGTTGTTGCGGAACACGGTGTCCTGGAAGGCCCGCATATTGGCCTTCATGCGGATCCCGACCGGGATGTGAACCGTGGTGGCATACTCCTGGGCTTGGCCGGGGGTCTGCGGGCGGACGGCGCGCTGCTCGGGGGCGGCCAGCGCCGCCTTGGACGCCTGGTGCTTCTCGATCAGCTTGGCTTGCTCGATGAGGCTTTCAACCTCAGCGTTGAGCCCCGCCATGGCGCGCTGCTCTTCCAGCGTCAGGTGGCGGTTCTCGGTGTTGGCCAGGACCAGCATGGCCTGGGCCTTGTCGGACACGCGGCCGGCGGCCGCCCGCAATTCGGCCGGATTGGTCGCGGCCGTCCTAGCGGTCTGTT